ATCGGTAACACGAATAGTTTAATCCTGCAACAGAGAGATACTGGAAAGAACGCATTCGTTAATGTGGATGGTGACGATAACACTCTCACTGTAAATCAAAAGGGACTCGGTAACCACTATCTTGATATATCGTTAATAGGAGACGATCATACTGCCGCCGTAATACAAGACGGGAGTGGAAACCATGCTGCTACAGTTCAGTTAGAGAACGGTGGCGGACCATGGAATTTTACACTGAACCAGACCGGATCCACATCTAAGATATATAGTTTACCACATAGTATGAGCGATGGGAGTACCGTATCTGGAATTTGTAACATAGTCTCTGGTTGTAACCTAACAGTTAACCAATAATAAGGAGAGTTGTGTAATGGATATCTTATTCGGTCTAGCGCTCAGCGCGCATCTAGGTTTTGGAGATGGTTATAATCAAATACATCCGCACGCAAGACTTGAAAATAATAGTTTTGTAGCTGGCACGTATTATAATAGTGAAGAAAAAGTTAGTGTGTATGCAGGGATTGAGATAGAAAAAGAAAGATGGGGATACGAATTTGGTTTAGTTTCTGGATATGGGGATGGTGAAATTATACCATTCATTCGTTCTACGTATAATATCTCTGATAAGATAAACCTTTTTATTACTCCTGGATATGAAACTAAAAACAACAAAAAAAGTTTAGGTATAGTCATTGGAGTAGAAGCTTGGAGTTTTTAAATGAGTGATATCCAAAGCAGAGTGCTGGATCTAAAAAGAAGAATTGCCGAAGAAAAGATTAAATGGGGATTTACCGAAGATACGTATTTACCTCCTGAGAAAACAAAACAAGAAGCCGTTAAACCTCTTAAAAAGGAAGTTAGCCAGGCTGATGATTTAAAAGCAATGTTATTGAATAGAAAGAAAACGAAATGATGAAAAAGATACTGCTTTCTCCAATTTGGAGCATATTAGTTCTTGGATTACTTACTCTATTAATTGCGAATAACCCTAGCTTTCTAGAGAGTGTAAAGCTAAGATACTTTGACCAATTGATAATAAATCAAGAACCAGTTCAGAATAATATCTATACTGTAAACATAGATGAAGCTGCAATCGAAGAAAAGGGTCAGTGGCCATGGCCTCACGATTTTGAATATAGTCGGTAGTGATAGAACTGTAAACGAACCTATTAACCCAGGCGCGGCAATCATTAATTCTGAATATCAAGATCTCATTCTTTCATATCCAGGCATCATTGCAAACATTCCTCAGCTAGAAAAGTTTGCAATAGGATCTGGTATAGTGAATACTCTACCAGAACCGGACGGCGTCACAAGACGAGTTCCTCTTGTCATTGGATCCGAAGGTGTACTGTATCCAAACTTAACGTTAGAAGTTCTTCGCGTTCTTGCTGGAGATCCAAGCTTTCAGATCCGTCTCTCTCCGCTTGGAGTTGATAAGTTAAGAGTACCACAGTTCGGTTCTATAACGACAGACGAACTCGCAAGAGTATGGATTGACTGGAGTCAAAAATCAATATCAGTAAGTGCAGCTAATCTTCCTGAAGACTTCGGCGGAGCTGTAGTCTTTGTTGCTCCTACTGCGGCAGGTATAAACAATCCGATAGCGACTGCAGCAGGAAACGTTTGGCCGCACGATCTTCAGGCTGCGCTATTAGGAACAGTGTTCAATAACGCAAACATAGAGAGACCTGCGTGGGCTGCCGGCGCTGAACTACTTGCGTTTGTTGTAGGCGGATCCTTACTCATACTTCTGTCAAGATGGACATATGTAGGACTAGGCTTCTTCGTATTGCTTGTCGGTGCAAGTATCGGAACTAGCATATATGCTTTCTCAGAATATAAGATGCTTATAGACGGCATATCCATCCCAGCAGGTTTAGTACTCCTTGGTTTGGTTCGATATGCAGTAAAGTTTATAGACGAGTTTCTACAGAAGCAAGCAATTAAGAAACAGTTCGGAGGATATGCTTCACCTGAAGTTGTTGAGATCCTACAAAAGAATCCTAAACTAGTTAAGGAAGGCGTTAAGAAAGAAGTTTCAATCTGCTTCTCTGACCTTCGTGGATTTACACCACTCGGCGAATCCTTTGGTGACGATGTTAAGGGTCTAACGGAAGTAATGAACGGATATATGGATGCCATCACTCAGCCCGTTCTAGATGCCCGTGGTATGATCATCAAGTATATCGGTGACGCATCAATGCATATACACAATGCACCTGTAGAAGATCTAGAACACCCGAAAACAGCAGTTAAGACTGCTCTCAACATGTTAAAGGCTGTAGAAAAGTTCAACGAAAAGCTCGTCGCATCAGGTCGTCCACCAGTAGGAATGGGTGCTGGTGTCAACACTGGTCTAGGATACATTGGAGAGATGGGATCCACCAAACGTCACTCATATGACGTACTAGGTGATGCTGTTTCCACGACAGCAAGACTTGAGTCTCAGTGCAAGTCCTACGGTGTGTTACTCATCATTGGCCCAGAGACCGTTCGCAGAACGAATGAAGACTTCTTCTATCTGAAGCTCGACGATCTTGCTGTAAAAGGAAAGACGATTGGTCTAGACATATACACGGTTCTTGACGACGTGAAACCGGAATATCACGAGAGCAAGATACTTCACGATAAGATGTACGATCTATATCGCTCTCAAGATTTTAACGGTGCGATTGAAATGTGTAAGCAGTTGACAAATTCTTTCGATGGTAAGATGCGAGAGTACTATAAAATATGGATCAACCGCTGTGTCTTTATGAAAACTCAAAAGCTGCCGAAGGATTGGAACGGAGTGTTTGTCGCAACTTCAAAATAGTTGATAAATAGTATACATCATAAAGGATAGATGCCATGCTAAACATAAACTATTCTATCGACTTCATTCAAGAAACAAAGAAACAGTTCGTAAGATCTACCGTTTCTGACGAGAGAATAAAGACCGGTCTCCTAAATTTTGTTGACAAACAAACAGAGCTATGTAAAATAATATCTAAGAACTTTGAGGAATTTAGCAAGATTGGATTTGAAACTGTTATGAGTAAAGGAAATATATGTAAACCATGAGTAACTTGAGAGAGCTCACCAAAGAAGAGCATAGGAGAGCAGAGAGAACTGCTTTCATGAATAGAATGTTAAAGAAGCAGATAACACCGTATCAGTACTATGTGTATCTTTCCAATCAGTTATATGTGTATATTGCGTTAGAGTACTGTGCAGCCGAAGTTGACATCTTTGGAGAAAACCTTGATAGAATTATGAGAGCTCCTGCATTACTAAACGATGTCATGGACATGGAAACCAAAAACGGATTTAAAGATGCTCCGATAATGCCAGGTTCTAATGATTATGTCAATCACATTAAAGCTATTGCGCAAGATAAAGAAAAACTTATAGCGCACATGTACGTAAGACATATGGGAGATCTATCGGGTGGGCAGATCATAAAGAAGTTAGTTCCTGGTCCAACCTTGTTTTATGAATTCGAAGGCGACGTGGACGAGCTAAAGACGATCATCAGAAGTAGCATTCACGACGGTCTAGAAAAAGAAGCAAAAGTATGCTTTAATATGGTACAAAAGATTTTAGAAGAATTGGAGGAGTACTTTGGAGCTATGGAACTCGCTGATTCAGCTGTCAAGCAAGATTGAAGAGATCTTAGAAACTAACTACGAACGCAAAGACTCTCTACAACTATTCGACGGCTGGAGAGATAATATTTGGAGTTCGAAATACGTTCGTAAGTGTCATTTAAAGACCATCGACAATAGAGAGACGCAGAAGCTATGGTTGATGCATCTCAATATATTTCCACACGAATTCTTGAACTTTCCGATACTTGGTTTTGATATAGTTGCCGGTCCTAATAAGATCACCGGGTCGTTCTTTGACTTCTCTCCAATTACAGACGAAAAACCGGAACATCCCTATCTCAACTATATGCGAGACTCAGTAAAGGATCTATCTTGGTCAAAGCCAAGGGAACTTCCTGTCTGGGCCAAAGAGATCTTTTCAGACTCAATGATCGCGGCTGGTAATCTAAAGACTGAGGAAGAGATAGAACAACTAACCAAAACTTGTCTGCATCTTGTTGAGTACTACGTAACGAATATGAGTAAGAACCTGTACGTTACAAATCCGTTAGAGCTAAAGAAACGACACAACTTATATTGTCGCAATCAGAAGTTAAATCCACACCTACATAGATCTATACTTTCGATGGGAATATCTGAAAAAGATAAAAATGAATACGTAGATAGGATCCTATTCGAGGAGATTTAGATTTGGATGACGATCGTGTATATCGTATGTTTCCGGATCAAAGAAAGTGGTTTAACAAGCTCTGGCTTGCTGAAGATCTTGGGTATGACTGTGGTCCGTCTGGTATAGCACCTAGTAAGAGTGGATACTATATCGTAAGGCCGGTTATGAATCTATCAGGAATGGGTGCCGGTGCAAAAAAGAAGTACATAGAAGCTGGAGATATGTCTGCAACACCCCCAGGCTACTTCTGGTGCGAATGGTTTGAAGGTCCGCAGTATTCAGTCACTTACGAGTGGGCAGGTTTTTGGAAGCAAGTATCGTGCTACCTAGGCGAGAGAGACGAGAATACTCTTTACAAGTTTCGTAGATGGACTCGTATAGATGATATGAAGTTCGAACCAGGACTTCTATTCGAAGAGATAGCAGACTCAAATGTATCCACGTTAAATATTGAATTTGTCGGCGGCCGTATCATTGAAGTACACCTGCGAGACACTCCGGATCCAAAGTATGAAGAACTCATTCCAATTTGGGAAGACAATAAGATATTGGTTGACAAATATGAAAAGTTGGGTTATACTTATATAGAAAGTCACGACGATGCTGATGGCTTTCTAGACGTACCTAGAATTGGTTTTATGATAAAATAAGGAGACTACATGAGCAACGCTTACAACGATCTGCATGTGCAGGTACAAGATCAACACGGTGCCGTCGCTTCTGTATATACATTCCTAGATGGCGATAGTAAGATCGTTTATCATGATGCGAATGGCCATAAATTTTTTGAAGAAGACTATGCTAAGTTTCCAATCGAGACTGTCGAGAGGCATGCCGTTGCTTGGGCAACAGGTAAGAGACAGTTAGCACCAATAAAATAAGGAGAAGACTATGAGCAGCACACTAGTCGACACTTTGATTCGAGAAAATCAAGGAATTGTGTATTCAGCAAAAATCTATAAAGATGATAGCGGACACCACGTCCATTACTTTAAGAACGAACAATTAATCGAGTCTCGTGGGTTTGAAGGCCAACCGGTTGAAAGAATTCACGCTGCCGTTAATGGTTGGCTCAATAATATCAAGGTGCTTAAGAGTTAAATGATTATTACAAGAACGGCAGAAAAGATACATATGGAAATCTCTAGTAAACTCGCAGGCGGCGCAACTTATATTGATGCGTTAGTCGAGTATGCTAAAGAACACGACCTTGAGATTGAGACTGTTGCTGAGATCGTAAAGAAATCTTCTATTCTCAAGGAGAAGATACGTGAAGAAGCAGTCGCAGTGAGAATGGTGAAGAAGGAAGAGAATGACCTTACTAAACTATGCTAATGAAGACTCCTTTCGAGTCTATGTTAACTACCTTGCCCTAAAGAAGCATTTTGAAAGTGATGGTTACGACTATCACAAATATAATGGTAAGGTGCGCGCGTCGTTCGACAAGTTTCAAACTCGAAACGACGCGTTCTTCTTCTACAAACTGTCCAAAAAGAACGACCCAACGAAAGTTCTTCTCGCCAACATTATAAACAATCCAAAGGTATGGATCCGTGATATAGTCGAGGACAGTGGAGAAGAAGTGTTCGTTCAGTGGGAAAAGAGAAACGAGTCTCTTACTTACATATTCAAGAACGAACTGAAGAAGCTTAAGCCAACATATCAGGACAACTTTTTGGTAAGTAATGGTCAACATCCCTTTATCATAACACTATACATGCGCAAAGAGATCTCTCTCGAAACGTTTTCAATTTTGGCAAAGTTGTCAAATGTTTATGATATGTGGGAGAAAGAAATAGTTGACAAATTCGTCGCGCCTGGTATTATTAGACTATCAAGAAAGTATTATCCATTTATGGAAGTGGATACAAAAAAATTCTCGAAAATCGTCAAAGAACACTTTTTTGAAGATAAATAATGGCGTGGAACGTTCCACACCATTGCAAATACAAAGCTATACATCGCACATAAGGAGATACTAATATGGTGGATTTCGCCGCACTTAAAAACAACCGTTCAAAGTCGCTCGACAAATTGAACTCTCAGCTCTCGCAGATTGCACAGAAGA